GGTGGTGACGGTCTCTCGCATGTAGACGACGGCGGCCTGGTTTGTCGGCGTGGAGGGGATGATATCCAGCACGCCGATGGGTCGCAGGGCCGCCTCGACGACGCGCCCCGTCCGCGTGGTCTCCGGCGGGAAGCCGGCCGTCGTCTGGAAGAGCGTCTTGAAGTCGGCATCCGGGTGCTCCAAGGCGAAGAGCTTCTTGGAGTGGCCGAGCGTCGCCTTGAAGTCGGCATGTTCGACGACGAACTGCCCCAGGCTCTTGAGGGCCTGGCGCTGGCCGCCGCCGTCACCAGGTTGGGCCGGGCGGTTGACGGGGTCGTTGAGCCAGTGGCCACGATCATCAGTCTGCTTGCGGGCGTCTTCGAGCGCCTTCTGCTCGTCGATCTGCTTGCCGATATCAGACATCTCATCGTTGCGGCGCTTGATTTCGGCCGCCTTGCCTGCATTGTCGCCGGTGATGCTGGTGATCTTTGACAGATCGATGTCGGGCCCGGCCTCAGTGAAGATGGCCGCGAGCTCGGCCTGCTTCGCAGCCAATTTCTCAATCAACTGCTTCAGTGTGTCCATTTCTCCTCCGAATCAAAAGGGCCGCCCCTCGGGCAGCCCTACTAAGGCTTGGCGCTATTCGGTTGGCTAGACCGCCACCCCCAGGCGGCGAGCTCGCTCGCGCTCGAACTGGAGCAGGAGCCCAAGGCCCTTCTCCGGCTCAGTGCTATCCAGCAACTCCTTGATGTCCTTGGCGCATTCCGCCAGGAGATCATGGAGGCTGGATAGTCTCTCGCGGTTCGCCGCCGACAGGACACGGCCCTCCTTCGAGCGCAGGTCGGCAAGCGATCCTGAGCGCTCGATGAACGCCTGCACGTCAGCAAGCACGTGCTCGGCATGATCCGCAAAGGTTATGAGTTCGATGTCCGCCTCTTTCGCGAGGTCGGGATGGTCGGCCATCCACTTCTTCGCCTCAGCCATCGTCCAGCCATCATCCAGGGGGAAACGCACCGACTGGACGGTCGTTGTCGTCTCCCCCTTCAGGCGCCCGACAATGGCAAAGACGCGGGGCTTCTTCTGCTGAAGGGTGATGCGGCGGAAGGAATCGGCCTGGAAGTCGGCTGGATCGCGGAGCCGGTGCCGGATCTCGTTCTCCGTCTCCTCCCAGACCTTCGTCCCCTTGATGTCAACGGTCATGGTATCGACGCCAGCGCCGAGCATGACGGGGCTGACCTCGTGCACCAAGAGCTTCTTGAGGAGGCGCACCCGCCGCCCGTTGACTTCGCTCGCCTCTGATTCAAGAACCTTAAAGCCGTAACTCCACTCCTGGAGCTCGGCCAGGTTCTTGACGGTATGGAAATGCTCGCGGCCAGCGTCCGTGTCGAGGAAGAAGCCGCCGTCGAACACGGCCTTGTCACCCTCCTCAGCGATGACGCCCTTGCCGACGGGCAGTTCTTTCCAGGCATGGCCCCAGGCCCCGAGGCGCACCTTCTGATTGCCGAAGGCTCCGGGCAGCGTCACATCACCATCGCTGTCCTCTACGTTCAGTGTGGCGAAGACGGCCCGCACGAGTCCCTGCTCGCCGTCGGCCTTCACCTCCATGAGGGCCTTGAATAATTTCTCTTCCATCTCTACCTCCTACAGCGGCACAAACGTTAGGGAGCCGTGTACATGCTCCCCCATGCCGCCCATCGCGGCCTGTACCGAGACGATCAACCCGTTGCGGCCCATGCACGGCGGATCATCGCCCATGTCCACCAGTTGCACTCGTTGGAAGCCCGCCTGGCGGTAGGCCCCGCCGGTGCCCTGGTTCGTGCCCCACGTTGCCTCGTTGGCGCTGATGATGGCCGGGCGGTTCTCGTAGGTCGCCTCCACGCGGTCCAGGAGACCCGCGAACCCATCGTCGGGCACCCCGAAGACGAGTTGCTGGGCATTGTATCCGCTCGTTTGAGCCTGCTGAACCGCCTCCTCGATGCTCTTGCGCGTGCCGTCATTGATGCGCCGGGCGCGAAAGACGCCCTCAGCCAGCGCCGCCACCAGGAGCGGGTTGGCCAGATCGAAGGCAACCTCCAGAGCGAAAGCCTCCGAGGCCACCATCCAGCCGATCTCGGCGCCCGCCGCCCACAAGGGCACCAGCGCTTCAGCGAGCAGGGCGTCCTCCTCCTCGGGCAGTAGGCCCGGCGCGGTGATGTTGGCCTTGAACCGCGCGCCGTTCTGGCCGCGCAGGTTGATCATCGTGCCGAGGCGCTGACGAACGCGCTTTGCCTGGCCCTTGAAGAAGCGCCCCATCTCGGGCTCGAACCGCTGCGCCAGACGGACTCGCGCCTCGTTCATCGCGGCGTTGAAGGCCAGGGCCGGCGCACTCTTCACGCCGATCCCACCGCCACCCTTGGTGCCCTTAGCGGGCACCTCCATGATGGTCACCATCCGCAAGTAGATCTCATGCTCCGGGCCCGTGGGGAGTCCCAGGAGTCGCCGGGCATCGCCCACAGTCCCGAACATCCCCGTGACGATGATCCGTCCGCGCTCGGCGAGTTTCTGCTGATCCTCCTGGAGAACACGTACTCGTGTCAAATCGAACTCCACCTTCAGGCTCTTGTCGCTGGTGAAGTCTGGGAGCAACTGGTTTCGCAGGTCGGCGGCCAGCAGGCGTTGCGTCGGGATCATCTTCCCCTCGTAGGCAGCCTCGCGGGCCTCAGCCATGTTGGTGAAGGTCGAGCGGTCCAGGCCAGCACCGAGGCCTACGACGACGGCCGGCACGCCCAGGACAGCGGACGCTCGTTCCTCCGGGACGCGGCGCAGATCGCGCAGGTTCATCTGCTCAGGCGAGAAGGACAGGATTTGCACCTTCGTGGGTGCCCGCATCACCATCGTCCGACCGCGGTTATCGCCGCCGAACTTGGTCTCAGCCTCCTGCTTGACCTCCTCGGCCACCTCCTTGCTTGCATATCCAGTGGCCGATTCGGGCGAAATGATAAGTCCAGGGATGCCCAAATGGTGCATCAGTTGGGCCGTGAAGTTCGCCGCCTCATCATCCGTCCAGATCTCCCGCAGCAGCGAGCGCAGCGGCGAGAGGCCCTTGCGGGTGTTATCGGGATCGAGGCCGTACCGGAAATGCACCACATCACGGGGGGCTATGTCCTTGCCCCCGGTTCCGCCGGGCCTGTATTCGTAGTGAGTGATGAATTCGCCTCCATCCCGCTCCCATTTGGGCTCCATCGTCCAGGAGGGCGCCCACCACAATTCGACTACCTTGCCTGCCTCCGAACGTACCTTGATCCAATATCCATTGCCGGACGTTTCGAGATCGACGATGGTGGGCATCCACAGGAGGGGGCCCGAGTAGTAGGGATTCGGGCGCTCGATTAACTCTGGTAGCGGGTGATCTTCGACTCTTTGGTATCTGCGGTCCACCACCATGACAGGGGCTTCCGGGAACGTGCGGGCGATCCAGTTGATGATGGCCACGATGATGCTGGAGCCGGTCCCATCGCCGATGTCGGCGCCATAATCGTATTTTGTGCGGGGGAGAAGGAAGCCCCAGGGGCTGAAGAGCCAGGACCGGCTGCCCCGAGTCCACCCCGTGAGCCCCTTCAGGCCGGAGGCAGCGCCCCGGAAGGGAGCGGTCAGCGCCTTCGTTACGTTCACAGGACACCCCAGGTGAGCAATTCGGGCTGGCGCATGGCCCGATCCAGGGCCATCACCAGAGCCACGATGCCATCGATCTTGCCCTGCGATGTCGATTTGTCCGGCTTTAGGTTGTCCGCGGCATCCTGTTTGACGCTCAGGTTCCCAGCCATCCAGCGCAGGATCGGGTTACCGCCGTGGTGGAGCTTCTTAGCCACGAGGCGTCGCGTGAACTCCCGCATGGGCGCGGCCATCGACAGGAAACCCTGGCCCATGCCCACGACCTTGATCCCCTCCTCCTGCAAGTCGGTCCCCACCTGATACCCTTGGAAGAGGCGGTCAATGGCCATGTCGATGAGGTGGAACTTCACCGCGTCCGCCAGCACCTGCGCCTTGATAAAGCCATAGTCAACAGACGCGCCCGGCGTCGTCTGGAGAAACTCCTGGCGCGCCCAGGCCTGATACTGCGCCCGGTAGCGATTGTGGGGGTCGGTTAGCCGTGCCTCCGGGCACCAGAAGCGGCAGAGGATATCCACCTCCTCCGGATCGTCCTCGTAGGGGAAGAGCATCACCCAGGCCGTCAAGTCCTGGACCGCCGACAGGTCCAGGCCGCCGTAACACTCCAGGCCGGCCAACTCGGCCTCATCGACGGTCCCCGCGTTCTCATCCCAGAGGGCGAGATCAATGAACCGATCCTCCTGTTCCGTCCACACATTCAAGTGGCGGCGCAGATAGCCATTCTGCGCGATCGGCATGTGGCGCGCCTTCAGGCACTTGCGCTCCAGATCGTCGACCTTGACCGTGACGCCATAATTGGGGTTGGCCTTTCGCCACGTCTCCGGGTCCGTCCAATCATCACCCTCATCCATCGCGGCGATGTAGGCGAACCACGAATCATCCTCGATGGTGCCTTCCAGAATCTGAGTGGAATAGTCGTGGTGCTCGCGGCAGATCGATTCCTGGTCGAAGCCGGCGGTCGTGATCTCGAAGATGAGCGGCTGTCGTCGCGCACCCGTCGCCGTCTCCAAGACCTCCACCAAATCTCCCGTCTTGTGGGCGTGGAGTTCGTCGATGATAGCGCCGTGAACGTTCAGGCCGTCATCCGTGGCATCGGCGTCAGCGCCCAGCGGCTCATACTTGGCCGCCATGTCGGCAATGCTCAGGTTGTCCTTGTAGATGCGGACCCGCCGCGAGAGCGCCGGCGAGGCCTTCACCATGCGGGTCGCCTCGCTATGGGTGATCCGCGCCTGATCCCGCTTGGTGGCGGCGGTATAGACCTCGGCGCCCGGCTCCTCGTCAGCGATGAAGAGGTACAGGCCGATGCCGGCGGCGAGGGTTGACTTCCCGTTCTTGCGCGGCACCTCCACATAGGCCACGCGGAAGCGGCGCAGCCCGTCGGCGCGCTTCCAGCCAAAGATGCAGCCTATTACAAATGCCTGCCAGGGGGAGAGTTCGAACGGTTGCCCGGCCCATTCGCCTTTCGAATGCTTCAGGAACCTGAAGAAGTCGACGGCCCGCTCGGCGGCCTCGGCATCGAAGCGGAAGTCGCGTTGGCCCGTCATTTCCAGATCGCGCAGGTGGCGCTCACAGGCCAGGCGCATGAAACGACAAGCGGGGATGTCACCCGCCAGGACAGCCTTGGCGTAGGCGGTGACGGCGTTCTCAGTTGCCACCAGCACCATGCAGGTAATCCTCGAACGGGTCGGCCTCAGCGGGCGGGGTGACCGAGATGCGCGAGCGGCTGGCGGGCGTGAGTCCGAATTCTGCCATGAACGCCCTCATCAACTGCATCGATCTCTGAGCAATGCCCATCGCCGGATGGGCCTGAGCATAGCGGCTCTTGGCATTGAGGACCAAGCCCTCCCGGTTGACCCTTCTCTCGGCCTGAATCCAGCGTCGATAGGCTTGACAGTAGGCGGCGAGGGCTGCCCCATCCACCGCAGTCAGCAGGCCAAGCCGTTCAAGTTCAGGCGCCAGGTGACGCCACTCTTCCAGGGCCTCCCTCTTCAGGAAGGCTGGAGGCTCGGGTGCCTTCGCAGTAGGGCGTGGTTCATGCTTGTTCAGCGGCCGCTTGCCGGGGTTGCCGTGGAGCACGCGCAGGCGGGTCGGTTGCGGTGCTGGACCTGGTCGTGTCATCAGTCCAAAACCCCTTGGGGCAACATGCGTCGGCGCGAGCTGGCT